AAGAGGCAAAGAAGCTAGCAAGAGATGTACTCATCAAGCCCTTTGAAGGGCTGGCTAAACGTCTGCCTGATGGAACCGTAACCTCCTATCCCGATCCGGGAACCAAGGGACATCCTTGGACCATAGGTTGGGGAGCAACCGGCCCTGATATCCAGCCGGGTACCATTTGGACAATGAAGCAATGTGAGGACGCGTTAGACCATCACATTGAATACTTTTATGCAGGTGTCTGCAAACTTAGTCCGACACTTCCAAAGGCATCCCCACGACGCATTGCCGCAACAGTAAGCTGGGCGTACAATTGTGGTTTAGGAAATTACAGGATTTCCACGTTCAAAAAACGTATTGACGCGGGAGATTGGGATGGGGCAGCAAATGAGTGCCTCAAATGGAACAAAGCTGCTGGAAGAGCTCTCCCCGGACTCACGCGCCGCCGTGCGGCTGAAGCTGCGTTGATGAGGTGAATTGTGCCACTCAGAAAAATTTTGTTTAAACCAGGAACCAATAAGGAAAACACGCGCTACACCAACGAAAATGGTTGGTATGTTTCCGAAAAAGTTAGGTTTCGCCAAGGCACACCAGAAAAAATCGGCGGCTGGGAAAGAATTTCTGGGGAAACATTCCTTGGTGTATGCCGAGCGCTTTGGAATTGGGTGACGCTTAGCTTTGATAATTTGTTAGCGGTTGGCACTAATTTAAAATTTTATATTGAACGCGGTGGCGATTACTATGATGTTACGCCAATTCGTGAAACGGCAATATTAACAAACCCATTTACAACCAATATTAATTCAGGCACGGCCAACAGAGTTTTAGTTACAGATGCAAGCCATGGCGCATCGCCAGGCGACTATGTAACATTTAGTAACGCATCAGCAGTTGGTGGCTTAACGTTAAATGGCAACTATCAAATTGCAAATGTCACCACGAATACATACACCATTACAGCAGCTGCAAATGCAACATCAGTAGCCACGGGCGGCGGCACAGTAACCGCTAAGTATGAAATACACACAGGCTCTGCAATTCAAGGTGCTGTGACAGGATGGGGATCAGGCGGATGGGGCATGGGAACCTGGGGTTTTGGGGTTTCCGGTACCGAGCCTTTGAGACTCTGGGTCATTCAAAATTGGGGAGAGGATCTGATTTTTAATTATCGTAGCGGGCCTTTGTACTATTGGGATGCTACAACGGGTGTATCTACGAGGGCAGTTGCATTAAATACCACCGGAGGAACCGTATCGTTTACAGCAGCTTCTCCAACTCAATTGGTTTTTAATGATTCACTTCTTGCAGAAGGTACAGCAGTAAAGTTTAATGCCACAACTTCTATGCCTAGCGGGGTGACGGCTAACACGACGTATTATCTGAGGAATGTTAACGGCGCCACGGCAAATATTTCGGCATCGCCAACGGGAGCCTTGGTTAATGCCGCGTCCACAGGGTCTGGCGTGTATATATCGGAATTAGTTGATGTACCAAGCAAAGTTAATACGATGCTTGTATCCGATACGTTCAGATTTGTATTGTTGTTTGGCACGACAGAATACGGCAGTGCGACACTTGATCCGATGCTAATTCGTTGGTCAAACCAAGAATCCGTAGTGGATTGGGTGCCAGCGGCAGCAAATCAAGCCGGATCACTAAGACTGTCTCACGGTTCTGAAATTGTTGCGGCACAGCAAACCCGACAAGAAATTGTGGTGTTCACAGACTCATCTATTTACTCGCTGCAATATCTTGGACCGCCATTGGTATGGGGTTCTCAGCTTTTAGGTGACAACATATCAATCATAAGCCCAAATTGCACAATTGTTGCTTCAGGGATTACCTACTGGATGGGTGTTGATAAGTTTTACAAATACGATGGTCGTGTGCAAACGCTACGCTGTGACCTGCGTCGCCATGTGTTTTCAAATATTAATCAGTCGCAAACAGATCAAGTGTTTGCCGGGACCAATGAGGGGTTTAATGAAGTATGGTGGTTTTACCCATCGTTAAACTCTACAACAATTGATCAATACGTTGTGTATAACTACGCTGAAGACATTTGGTATTACGGAACACTAGGCAGAACAGCATGGAGCGATTCAGGCCTTAGGTCTTACCCTCAAGGAGCAACCTATAGCAACAACGTAGTGAACCATGAGTATGGTGTCGATGACAACGTTTCAGGAACTCCAGTACCAATTAATGCTTACATTGAGTCAGCAGAATTTGATATTGAAGATGGCCAGAATTTGGGTTTTGTATACAGGATTGTTCCTGACATTACCTTTGATGGATCAACGGCTGAGTCACCACAAGTAACGATGACGCTGATTCCTATGATGAACTCCGGGTCGGGATATAACGCGCCAGAATCACTTGGGGGTCAGTCCTATGCAAACATACAGCGTTTGTCTACTACAACCATAGAACGATTTACAGGGCAGGTATATGTAAGAGTTCGGGGGAGGCAGATGATATTTAAGATTGAAAGCGACGATCTTGGCTGTGCATGGCAGCTAGGATCACCGCGTATTGATATAAGACCTGATGGTCGGGCTACAGGACAGGGCGCATGAGCGAACTAAAAAATCCTGCGGTCCCAAATCTTCCTCTTGCCCCAGAAGTATGGGACGCAAGATATCAAGATCAATTTGCAAACGTTTTGCGCTTATATTTCAATAGGTTGCAAAATATTACGCAGAATTTACTTGGGCCAAGCGGTGGCCAATATATAGATAGACCAAATGGTTTGTTCTTTAATACAGTAGACCAAACATTTGGTGCAATTAATACAGGGTATCCAATTGTATTTAATGCGACCTACCTGAACAATGCGATTGCATTGGCGGCAGGCAGCACTTCTAAGATTGAAGTGTCGGTAAGTGGTGTGTATAACTTTCAGTATTCGGGCCAAGTAAAAACATCCAGCGCATCAGATAAAAACCTTTATCTGTGGATTGCAAGAAACGGCACCAACATAGGTTATTCAACCCACGCATGGACGTTTCACGACAATAATCACTATGCAGAAATAAGCTGGAACTTTAATATTGATTTAGCGGCTGGCGAGTATATTGAGTTATATGCATCGGTTGATAATACAAACATCAGGCTAGACGCAGAAACCGCAGCATCGCCACACCCCGGTATACCTTCGGGCGTGTTAACGGTAAACTTCATAGCACCTTTGCCGGACCCCCGGCCTACACCTCCATAGTGAGAGCGATATGGATGAATTTGGCAATATCGACCCGAATGTAGCAACTGATTCATCAGATCAGCAAGATGACAATCCGACAACGAGTAGTCAAGCAATCGACGTTGCGGACGCTATTGCTCAAAGCGGATCAACAAACTGGTCATCGCTTTTTGGCGACAATATCCTCTCCAGGTTTCTTTCTGGTAATGCTACCGGTGGCGACAAGGCATTAGCAACACTTGGGTTTGGTATTGCATCGCTTGCGTCAGCCCTGAAAAACAAGCCGCCAGAAATCAAGATGCCTGTTTATAAGGCAGCGCCTGTATATAACCGGGCTCTTACTGCGCCCATGCTGCCACCGCAACCAGCGCCAACAAAGAGCGCAAGCGGGCAGAATATCTACCAGCCTATGAGAGGCTTACCGCTATTCTTTAACCCCAATCCGTTCCAGTTCAATCCAACGGAAGCTGCCAAGCGGTATGGCCCGACGCCACAAGAGTTAGAAAGCGGGTGGACGGGATACCAGCAAGGTCTTGAAAGGTTGTATCAATCACTAGGTAGTCAGCCTGCCATACAGTTTGGAGCCGATACAACCACTGGTGCGTCAGGAAATGACACAACCACTGGCGCGTCAGGAAATGATGCGGCTAGCGCAGACAACCCTCCTTCTCCAAATGACAATACGGTTACCGGCGCAACCGGTGGATCGCTTGATGATCTGATGATGTCGGCAGGCAGATATCTGAAAGGTCCGGGCGATGGTATGTCTGACAGTATTCATGCATACATTGAAGGTGGCATGACGGGTGAAAACCAACCAGCACGATTAGCAAGGAACGAGTTTGTAATTCCTGCGGATGTTGTAGCAGACCTTGGTAATGGGTCGTCAGACGCAGGGGCAGAAGCGTTGTATGAAATGATGGACCGTATACGCAATGAGCGCCATGGTACAACAGAGCAGCCTCCTGCGGTAGACGTAACAAAATTCCTGCCAGCATGACACCATTTGAACAAGAATGGATTAGGTGTTCGCCATGGTTGCAGGCGGCTCTAGATCATGCAGGGAATATGTTTACACTGGATGATGTAAAACAAGCGGTACTCGATGGGCAAGCTATGTTTTTACCGGGGCTAGAAGCAGCCGTGATTGCAGAGATACGCGAGTACCCACAGAAAAAAGTTTTTAACTGTTGGTTAGCAGGCGGCGACTTAGATGAATTGAAGATGGCATTTGCGCCAACGATTCGCAGGTATGCAAAGAAAGCCAATTGTGATGCAATTACGATCCAAGGGCGACCCGGATGGCAACGTGTGTTTAGCATGAAACAGAAGGGTGTAGTTTTAACTGAAGAGGTGGCGAAATGAGCCTAGGCGGACCTTCACAAACTATTACGGCTAGTGCGCCAGAGTACCAGCTACCTTATATATCTGACCTGTATCGGATGGGGCAGCAAATTGCCTACACACCGTATACACCATATCAGTTACCAAGAACAGCAGAAACATCTGGACTATATCAGCAAGGCGCCGAAGCCGCACAAAACGTAGCGGCATCACCAGGGCTACTAGGATCGGTAAATGTAGGCGGGCAAAACGTAGGTGTGATGCAAGCCTATATGAATCCGTACCAACAATCGGTTACGGATGTAGCAAAACAAGGTGCGCTTAGGGATTACCAAGCAGGCCTCAATACACTGAAAGCAGGCGCCGCCCAGAAGGGTGCATTCGGCGGATCACGACAAGCAATTGCCGAAACGGAGTTAATGCGTAACCTTGGCTCGCAATTAAGCAACATCCAAATGCAAGGCTCTGCTCAGGCGTTTGATAAAGCAAGCCAGTTGTATCAACAAGATCTTGGGAACCAGATGCAAAAGGCGCAGACCTTGCAGCAACTTGGTTTAGCAGATGAAGCAAGAAGACAGCGTGATCTTGATCTGATGTACCAAGAGTTTGAAAAGCAAAGGCTTTATCCACAACAACAAGCAGAAGCATATAAGTCGATTATCTTTGGTCAACAGATGGACCCATCGAAGTCATACTACAACGCACCAGCCAACCCATTTGTTCAGACGCTCGGCCTAGCAGGATTGCTGTACGGAGGATTAAGATGACCACGACCATGGCTCAACCGGGGCTTGCTCCAGATATCAACATTCTGGAGGCGATGGATATCTTCAAGAACTTTCCTGATGAAGAACTTCCACGTTATCGTAACGATCCCAAGTTAGCCCTTGTTGCAGCGGCAGAGATGGATCGCCGCCTACGTGTTCGCAAGGACTTTGAAACACGCCAGCAACAGCCTGCCGGACCTGTAATTGATCAGTTACAGCAGCAACTGCTTGCGCCTACAGGGATCGCTCAAGGCATGACTCCGCAAGGCATGGCTCCGCCGCAAGCTATGCAACCAGAAGCACCGCCACAACAAATGCCGCAACAGGCTGGATTGGGCGCTATTGGCATGGCGAGCGGCGGTCCTGTGGCGTTTCAGTTTGGCGGGGGCGTGAGCCCAGAGTTTGGGGGCAGCGAAATCAGTGCGGCGGAAGATGAAGAGCGCCGACAGAGGTTGTTGCGTGAACGCAAATTAGAAGAAGATCGCAATCGTTATCAATTTCTTCTACAAGCAGGCGCAACAGAACAAGCTCAAAGACTGGCACAGCAAAACCCAGAAGCAACAAAAGCCGCAGCAGCGCCGACGGCCCCTGTAAAAACACTTGCTCAGCCAACAGAAGACAACAAACCGCTTGATCAAAACGCACTGATAAAAGCCATTCTTGCCGGTCGCCAGCCGACGCCTGCCCCTGCTGAGGAAAAGCCAAGAAGCTTGGGGGACTTAGCAAAGGCCGCAAAGGATTACATCCCAGAGATTGTTCCTGTGATGAGTCCTGAAGAGAAGGCTAAGATCGAAGATGCTGAATACCAGCGCATGAAGCAGCGCTTCCCGGATACGATTAGCCCTATCATGGAGCAACTAGCCAAAGAAGCTGGTACTCAGATTTCCCCTGAAGAAGCAAGGCGTCGCGCATTCTTCAAAGCAGGCGTCGCCGGACTTGGTTACACAGGACGTGACTTTGGTCCAGGTCTTGCTGGCATGTTAGAAGGCTATCAAGGAACCAAAGAAGGTATTGAAGCGTCAAACAAAGAAGCAAAGATGTTGGAGTTAAAAGCTCGATTAGCTAATGAACAGTACAAGGATGCGATTAAGCGTAAGGATTATGAAAGCGCTCGCAAGTACGCAGAAGAAACAGCGACTTACCAACAACAAGCAGTTGCAGCACGTAACCAGTTCAAAGCCGGCGCTCTTGGAATCATGAGTGCTGTTGATGAATTAACGCGCCCAAGAAAAGCCGCCGGGGCAAAGACTGGCGAAAAACCTATTAAGCCAGAAACACTTATCCGCGCTCAAGAAAAGATATTGGAAGCAGCGCAACCAGAAATCGATGCACTTAAGTCAGAGTTCAAGAAGCGTTCGGAGCAATGGTTTGGTGACAAGATTCCCCGGAACTGGGAAAAAGGAACCGAAGACGACGCTGTCAAGGCAAGGAAGGAATTTGAACAGCGTGAAAAGGCAATTATTGAAAAGCACCAGAACCGCGTATTCTCCGTGCTTAGTTTGGGCAACTCAGATATCAACCTGTCACGCGCCGATATCGAAGCATTAATGTCTAAAAAGAAGTAACCCTCATAGGGGTTTGATATGCCAATTTTTCAAGTCCCAGGGGTTGGTTCTGTAAGGCTTCCAGACGACCTCAAGGAAGAAGAGTACGAACGCGTCATACGAAAGCTTGTGGAGAACGCACCTCCGCAAGAACGAATCCCGTCTGATTATTCTGCGGGGCAAATCTTTGGAGGCGGTCTTGAGCGCAGTGGCAAACAGCTCGCCGCCCTTGGTATGTATGACGTACCCGCTCTCGGGCTTGCTGCATTGGCTAAGCTTGGATTTGGAGGCGCCCAAGACAAAGCGCTTGAGTTTCTTCAAAAAGGTAAAGAGCGGTACGCTCAAATTGAACAAGAAACGCCAACACTTTATGGTGACGTAACCAAGCTCAAAGGTCCGGGCGAGTATGTTGGGTTTGGTCTTGAGAAACTTGGCGAGTCAATACCAAGCCTAGCCTCAGCGATTGTTCCTGGCGGCATCGCAAGTATTGCATCACGCGGCGCGGCAAAAATTGCTGCTGAAAAAGCTATGGCATCGGCTCTCGCAAGAGGTCTTCCACTTGAACTGGCTGAACGTGAGGCGGTCAAAGCGTCTCGTAATCTGCTCATGGGTCGGGTTGGCGCTACAACTGGCGTAGCGTCTTATGCTCAAACAGCGCCTGATGCATTCAGAACTATCTTTGAAGAGTCGGGTCAGCTAGACCCTGGTCTGGCTGCTGCCGCCGGTGCGGTCAACTCACTTCTTGAGAGCTACGTACCTGCTAAGTTGCTCGGCAACCTTGGCGCTTTTGGTCGAATCAAACTTGTTGAGAAATCACTTGAACGTGGTGGCTTTAAGAAAGAAGCGGCAAAGATTGCTGGCAAGACCGCGCTTGTTGCAGCGCAAGAAGGTCTTACTGAAGCAGCCCAAGAGATTGTCAATAACACTGCCGTTAAGATTCTCGATGAAAACTATGAGGTATTTTCACCGCAAAATATTAATAAGTACGTCAATGCGTTGGCTGCTGGTATGGTTGGTGGAGCGGTTCCTGGTGCGATTGGTGCGCTTGCGGATCGCACGAGGCCGGAGTTAGCCAGACCGGAGACAACAGTACCTCCTGTTACACCTCCCCCTCAAGAGGCGCAGCAGATCCCGCCGGTTCAGCCGCCATTACAACCTTCTATACAGCCTGCTGCACAACCCGCTGCTCAGCCTGTCGCTCAGCCAGCGGTTCCGCAAGTTCAGCCAACCGCGCAACTTCCGCAAGTTGCTCCTGTGCAGGCCGCTCAGCCATTAGCACAACTACCGTCAGTTGCTGCACCGCAACAACAGATGGCGCCGCCGCAACCCGTACAGCAACCTGTACCACCGGTACAGCAACCTTTGCCGCCACCAGCGCAGCAGCCAACTCCCCCGCCAGTACAGCAGCCCGTACCGCCGCCAGTACAGCAACTTACTCCTCCTCCAGTACAGCAACTAACGCCACCACCAGTACAGCAATTAGCGCCACCGTCTCCTGCCGAGCAACCACCTCTTATAAATTTGTCAGAGAAGCCTCCTGAAGGCCCGCCAGAGTTTGTAGAACCGCCGCCAGAACAAGGGCCGCAACCATATTCAGAAGATGAACAGGCCGCTAGAGATTATGAAGCCGAGTTGTTAAAAAGGCGCGAGCAGCTTGAAAAAGGCAAGGGGAGTTTGTGGAATGCGCTTAAGGGTCGCATATCGTTTCAAGATATTAAAGATTCTTCGCCGGATAAGGCGCTCCGTCTTTTGATTGGCAAACCAACAAGCAAAGATTTCAAAGGGTTAGATCTGTTAGTTGCAGACGGAGAGTTAGACGCATGGCTCCCTCCTAATTTACAAAGCTTTGCATTACAAAAAGATTCGTCACTAGAAA